ACTTTTTTCGTTTACATTTACGCGAAATCAACAAATTACATAATACCAAGAAATAAAGTTTATGACTTGGGAAATGTTAAACACGCTGTATTTTTGGATAGTGGAACATCAACTTCTTTGATAATAAATAATAAAGTTGTTGTTCCAACTGGATATCCAGGATTTCCAAATGCAATAGTTTGGTGAGTATTTGTGTAAAATAGATATTTATATGTTAGAATTGTTATTATTTAATGGAATTTTATATGGATTCAAAAAAGTTTTTACAAGAAATACGGTCAATAATAAGAGAAGAAATTGAATATGCTCTTAATAAAAAATTGACACAAAATCAAATAAAAAAAGATGATATTTCTACTTTGAAACATGGTCTTTCTATGTATAACGAAACACAGACGCCAAAGAAAGTAGTTAAACCAAAAACACAAAAAACTCAATTTGGTTCAATACAAGAATTACTAGAAGAAACAAAAAGAAGTTTGAAGGAAAGTTATGAAATGGAGGATGAATTTAGTTTTACCGCTGATATGGCAGAAGGGTTTGGTCACGATAGAGGTTCAACACCAATTCCACAAGGTTATTCTAAATCAGAAATACCATCAGAAGTTATGAATGCTTTAACAAAAGATTATTCTGCTCTTATGAAAAAAATAGACGAAAAGAAAGGGAGATAAAAATTGTCTTATTTTAGAAGAAAAAAGGTAATTCCAAATAGTGATACCGCTACAAATTTAAAGTATGCGAAACCTCTTGGTGTTTTATTACCATTTAATAACCCAAAGGGGATTTTTAAATTAGGATATACAAATGAAGAACAAGTATACTCAAACTTAAAAAATTTACTATTAACTGCAAAGGGTGAAAGATATATGTTGCCAACATTTGGAACAGATATAAGAACTTTATTGTTTGAAAATATATCAACCGAAGACGAATTTTTTGATTCATTGAAAAATGAAATTCGTTCATCGATAACAGAATGGATGCCATATTTGGTTATTAGTAGATTGGATGCAAATTTAGCAGACGAACAAGAAGACGAAAGAGACCATTCGATAAAAATATCATTGATTGTACAATTAGTAGATACTGGAATATATTTGCCAATACAGATATTTATAGATGAAACCGGTAACTTAAACATCACAGAGGCATTAAATAATGGCTGATTTAGTTAAAAAAGATATAAGATATTTGTCAAGAGATTTTTCTTCATTAAAGCAAAATCTTATAGATTTTACAAAAAATTATTTTCCAAATACATATCAAGACTTTAATGAAGCATCTCCTGGTATGATGTTTTTAGAAATGGCAGCTTATGTTGGTGATGTTTTATCATATTATACCGATGTTACATTACAGGAATCTATGATACTACATGCAACAGAAAAGCCAAACATATTAAATATTGCACAATCACTTGGATATAGACCAAAAGGAAAAATTGCTTCAAACGTAAAACTTGATGTTTTTCAAATAGTTCCATCGATACAAATTGGCAGTAATATTGTTCCGGATTACAATTATGCTTTTGCAATCGAACCTGATATGATTGTTGGAAATACTGATTTGACATCGAATACTGAATTTAGAACAATTGATTATGTTGATTTTAAATTTAGTAGTTCTATTGATCCAACAGAAGTTACACCATTTGAAGTAGATACCAACGGTGAAGTCTTATTTTTCCTATTAAAAAAATCAGTAAGGGCAACATCTGGAACAATACAACAAATTGATTATGATTTTGGAAATCCAAAACCATACGATAGTGTAATTTTAGAAGAATCAGATTTGATAGAAGTTTTATATGCCGTTGATTCTGATAATAATGTTTGGTATCATGTTCCATTTTTAGCACAAGATACTATATTTGAACCGGTATTGAATATACCAAGAAATGATACTCAATTGAGTACATACAGAGATGAGACACCGTATTTATTGAAATTAAAAAAGGTTGCTAGAAGGTTTTCCACAAGACAAATAGATGATACTAGATATGAAATAAATTTTGGTGCAGGTGTTTCAGACCTTGATGATGAAGAATTGATACCAAATCCAGATTTAGTTGGTAGTTCCCTTGTTGGTATAGATAGATCAACATCATTTGACATAGATCCTTCAAACTTTTTATACACAAAAACATATGGATTGGCACCAAATAATACAACATTGAGTGTTTTTTATACAACAGGAAATGGTTTATCCGATAATGTAAGTAGTGATACATTAACTAGAGTAATAAGTAAGGTATTGTTGATAGATGAAACAGGTTTAGATCCTGTTTTATATGAACAATCAATATCAAGTCTTGCGGTTACAAATCCAGAACCGGCAAAAGGTGCAAAGGGTGAAGAAACTCCAAATGAAATTAGAGAAAACGCTCTTGCTTATTTTGCATCACAAAATCGTGCAGTTACAAAAGAAGATTACATAATAAGGGCATACAGTATGCCTTCAAGATATGGTTCTATTGCAAAGGCATATATCACAAAAGATACACAATTAACAAGAGAATCTGTTTACAATAGTGATCGTGTTCAAAATGGCTTGGCTTTAAATTTTTATGTATTGGGATATGACGGAGACCAACGTTTAACTACTGTAAATGATGCCACAAAGGAAAATATTAAAACATATTTAAATTACCATAGAATCTTAACGGATGCCATAAACATCAGAGACGCATATGTAATAAATATTGGTGTTGAATTTGATATAATGACTATACCAAATCAGAATAGCAATCAAGTTATTTTAAGGTGTATTGATAGAATTTCAAACTACTTTGATATTAAAAGATGGCAAATAAATCAACCAATAGTAATAAGTAATATATTTACAGAATTAGATAAAGTTGAAGGTGTACAAACTGTTGTTAATGTTAAGATTGTAAATAAATATGATCAAACGCTTGGGTATTCACAACATGCATACAATATTGGTGCTGCTACAAAAGACGGAATAATATTTCCATCTTTAGATCCTTCTATATTTGAAATAAAATATCCACAAAATGATATTATCGGTAGAGTGAGGGCATTCGGATGATTTATACAATATATGCGCAAAAAGACGCAACAATATACGAAAAAACAGAACATCAAAATACTGGTTTAGATCAATTAGTAGAACTATCTCATTTATATGAAGGGACATCTGGATCTGGAAAAATATACAACAGTAGAATATTGATGAAATTTGATATGGATGATATAGAACAAAAAGTAAATTCTGGAAAAATATCTCAAAATGCAAAATATTATCTTTCATTAAAAACAGTTGATTCTAGAGAAATTCCACAAGAGTACACAGTTTATGCATATCCAGTTAGTTCTTCTTGGATAAACGGAACTGGAAAATTTTACAATAAACCTATAACAACTGATGGTGTATCTTGGACATATAGAACATCAAAAAATGTTGGTGTCATGTGGGACATACCACCTACTTTATCTAGTTTAGAATGGGATGAAGTATCACAAACTTGGATTCAAGATGACGCAGTATGGGGAAATCGTATATCGATTAGTGTTACATCATCATACAATACTAATGAAGGTGGTGGAACTTGGTGGGATTATGATGATTTAGAATGTACACAATCTTTTTACTATCAAACATCGGATGTTTATATGAATGTTACCGATATTGCAAAAAGATGGATAACGGGATCTGCAAGAATTGAAAACGATGGGTTTATATTAAAATTTTCAAATGATGTTGAAACATCTAATGATTCAAGTACAAGTTTAAAGTTTTTTGGAACAGATAGCAATACAATATATGTTCCAAAATTATATGTTGTTTGGGATGACAGTGAATTTTCTACTGGAAGTTTAAATCCTGTTCCTGAAAATGGTATAAATTTAAATTTAAAATTGAAAAAATTCTATTCTCAAAATGAAAAGGCAAAAATTAGAATACACGCTAATAAATTATTTCCAACAAAAACATATTCAACACAATCTTATTACAACGTAAATTACTATCTACCATCATCTTCATATTATGAGGTTAGAGATGCACACACGGATGAAATAATACTTCCGTTTGATAACATTGGAACAAAAATTAGTTGTGATTCAACTGGAAATTATTTCAATATCTGGATGAACAGTTTTCAACCTGAAAGATTTTATAGAATTGTTGTTAAAGTAGAAACAGATGGCGGTGATGTTGTTACATTTTTTGATAACAATTATTATTTTAAAGTTACAAGATAATCATGTTAAAAAGAGACGAAAAAACGGAACAAATAATTAGTTACACAACTGATTCTGAAAAATTAAATCGTGGTAAAATTAGTCTTCCAATAGTTGATGGTAGATTTTTAAAAGGAGAATTTTCAGAAGTTATTGATGTAAAATTTAAAAACTTACCAGAAGCTGCCAAAGCAGATGAAGTTGTTGTAAGTAAAATATTATTAGCTCAATCTGATATGATAAGTGGTTTGATTCCACTTCCATCTGGTGTAACAGTTCCTGCAGAAATTATGAATAATCCTGATGCAATGGAACAGTTCACCAAAGATGTTGCTAAAAAAGAATTTTTATCAAATTTAGCAAACTTAATAGATGATACTGGAAATAGTGCTGCTGCATTGAGTATGCAAATTGATGAACTTAATAGAGAATTGGAAGAAAAAGATAAAATAATAACTGGCCAATTGGATGCTATATCCAATTTTGATAATGTTTTGGCAACAATTTCAAATGAAAGGGCAAATGCAATTGCAGAAAATCAGGCATTACAAGATGCAATAATTTCAACACAACAAATAGTTGATGAACAAAATATTATGATAGAAGATATGATGAATCAACAAATACAAGAATCAACTAGAGTGTTTGAAGATACTCAATTAGCTACATTATTGGCATTAACTGAAATAATAAGTGGAAGTAGAAATAATAATGAGTAATTTTAATTATACAAATCTTGAAGAAATACTATCTACAAACTCGACTATTCGAGGTACAAGATTTTTAACAACTTCTGCTAGAAGACGATTAATTGTTCCGGTTTTGAGTGAGTATGACGAACAACTAAATCCAAATAGTGTTGAAGTTCATGCATTTCTACCAAATACGGCATACGTTGAAAACGGATCTTTTTACAATTTACCATTTGAAATACAGACAATAACCAGAACCATACAAAATGCAAATGGTCAACCAGAACAAACAACTGAAAGAAATATAATACTGGATATTCATAATCATCTACATACAAAACTAAAACTTTTTCAGGGTGACTATAAATTAGTTTACAACTTTTTTGTAAATTATCTTGG